ATATCATCAAATACGTAATCTTCTACTAAACATGTCATGGTCTCAAGATTACCTGAGTATCTAAAGAAACCATTGTCTGATAACCAGTATGCAGCTCCATCTACTTCGATTGCAGCATTCTGTCCTATCAATCCACAGTTCGTTCCAACTTGTGCAAAACCAAATGTAAATGGTGGACCAATGAAACGCATTGTAAATAAAGAAGTATCTGTCCAAACATAGATTGCATCTCTACCTCTAACAGCTCCTACAATCCTAGATCCATCTGCAAGTCTCTGTGTACCTGCTGTGTTAGTTGCTGTTGGTGTGTAATCATTAATGTTTTCTTGATCAGAGAATCTAATAAACATATCATCTTGTGTTGATTGATCACCGATCGTTGTTTCTGTTCCATAAAATACTAAGTGTCTATCCGGTGTTGATACTAACATAGTACGTGAAGCTGTTGGTGCTCCAGATATAATAGTTGCTCTTGTTGCTACAGCATTAGCTGCATTTGAATCCCATTCAAAAACTTGTGCATTGTGAATTAAAGAAATAACTTTATCTCCAAAGTTATCTATAGACCACATACCTGGATCTATAACTAAATCTCCAGATGCTGCTTCACCCCATGCTACATAATCAGATGAATTTGTAACTGCTACACCGTTACTGTGTATTGCTGCGGTTGTATTTCTTACACCTCTTGTAACACCTGTTAATTGATTACCTGCAATTCCTGTGTATGATATTTCTTCTGATCCTATTTGAACAAAATTTGTTCCTGATGATGGAAATAAAGATGCATCACCTAATACTATAGTAGTTGTTGAAGCATTGATACCACCATTTAATGTTGTAATAGCTTCTCCTGATACTGTTCCACTCCACTGTCCTAAACCAAAACCAAATCCTGGTGCTTGTTCTGCTGGTCCTACACTATAATAAGCTTGAACTCTAATACCACCAGATGTTGTAGCTCCTGATCCTGTTTCATTAGACGACATTGTAATATTAATTTCTGTTGAAGATACAACAGTTGTAACCATAAACTTTTTATCATCAAAATCTGCTGCTGAATAATTAGAATTTGTAATAGCTGTAAAGTTATCTAGTAAAACAATATCACCTTCAACTAAACCATGGTCACCACTAAATGTTATTTTAACAACAGCGGATCCGTTTGTTGTAGAAAAAGCATTAGATAAAGCTGTAGTCGCTCGAATCGGGTGTATGTCATAGAATACACCGCCTGAGTAAACATATAAAATTCTGTTTGTGCCAATAATAGAAAACTTAGTTCCTGATTTATTGACAATATGATGCATAGCTCTCGCTGCACCAGTCATATCGTTTTCACCTAGTTGTAACCAACCGCCAATCTTCTCAGGTGTATTGTACCTAAATCGAACATTGTCACCATCAACCCATTGCCCTTCAGCTTGTGTAGGTGTTAGTTGTTTATTGAATCCAGGCAAAAAGTTTAGTTTTTGTAACATAAGTCTCCAGATTATATTAGATTGCGCTGATTATCAACGTTATTTGGGTATACCCAACATAGGTCTTTTATCATACAAATTGGTTTTTGCAAACCTTCCATCTGCATGATTATAGTGTAAAAACACTTGTCCGCAAAGCTTTCCTTCAAAAGGTTTTCGCCAATGCTCTAATTCACAGCCAGAATAGATAAGCATATCACCAGGTTTTAAATTAACTTCTACACCTACTGGTGCGCCTGGTTTTATAATACCTTTGTATTCTTCAATAACATTATCTGCTCCTGTGGGATCTAGATAGATAGGCCAATGATCACCACCTAAACATAGTGTAGTAGATATCTCACAACTAGGTCTATCTTTGTGTCTATTTAATATATTGCCTGTTCTATAAAGTCTTGTGTAAGAATAGGTAGGAACTAATTTAAGTCCTGTTTTCTTTTGCATAACATCAATAGTTTTAACTAATAAGACTTCCATAAGTCTATCTGAATATTTTGCATAAGATCCTGGTACTTGTTTATCATGAAAGTTACCGACTAACGGATTACCTACATGTGTGGTATAATTGTTTATCATCCAATTATCAGCCTCTGCAGATATTTGTAAATATCTATAAGCAACGTCTGCTAGCTCTTTTGATATAGCACCACGTAAAACTTGATATTTATTTTTCTTAAAACTCATACTTGTATAAAATTAAAAGACACTGATATACGCCAGTTCTTTTCACCTTTATCTGTATTTAAATTAATGTCTACGCCGTGAGGCAACCACGATGGAAAGAATATCATTCTTCCTTCTGCAGGTTCATAAGCACATACTCTCCATAAAGCTTCAGGTATACCTTCAATTCTTCTAGGCATATGTGTATTGGGTCCTGGTCTTGGATCTTCTAAAAATAGTTTACCTGAGTTCTTAGGTACTTTAATATAATATACACCTGACCATAATGAGTTTGGGTGAGTGTGTGTTTTGTTGTAAGAATACGTAGGGTTGATATTAGCCCACATATTACCTAATCCTAATTTAGGTTGTACTCCATAATCTTTATTGCACTCTTCTGCCATTTTAAATAGTTCTTGAGTAAGAGGATTAAATTCTTTTTTCTTATCCATATCTGTTTTACTATGCCAACCAAAGCCAGAGTTTGTTTTCTTTTCTCCTTCAGGATCAGCTTTCTTCCAAGCTTTGATATGTTTGAATAAGTATTTATTTAATTCTTTAGCATTAGGTAAATCGTAAAAATACACAGGAGTTGGGAATAATATTTTTCTATTAAGTTTCATTTTAATGGGGGTCCTCCAAACCACATAACCATAGATCGTCTAATACCTTTTTTAACAGGAGCTACTTTGTGTCTTAGAAATGATGCAAAGAATATAGCTTGTCCTTGTTTAAGAGGTAAAGGTTTATTATCACCCATCTCTGAAAACATTAGATCACCTCCAGTAAAATCTTTAGGGTCTGATAATAATAAAGTCATAGATATTTTTCTAATGGGATTTTGACCGTCTTGACCAAAAGCATTTAGATCCATGTGCCAATCATAAAAACCACCTTTAGGATATTCTGTAAACTGTGCTGGCTCTGTAAGTCTAACACCATCAAAACCAAAATGATTTAGATTTACAATAGAAAGTTGATTCTCTATTTGTTTATACATCTCAGGTAATTTAGCAAAAGGTATCCATGATATTGTTGTCACTCGCTTCTTCGTATCATGTTGGCCTTTCTCTCCACCACCTACTTTGGCTACTTCAGGTTTTTGTTGATGCCCTGCATCTACAATCATCTGACATTGTTGCGGTGAAAATATCGGCTCTGTAGTTGTGGCAACATAAGATTGCCATCGTGGCATTCTTGGTATCATTCGTTTTGTCCTGATCCTGTTCTTGAAGATACTGGATTGTAATCAACATCAACATTACAAACTAAAGTTCTTCTTTTTTCTTTTGTAGAATTAAATGGATAAACACAGTGTCTCATATCATAAGGAAAAACATAAAAGTCTCCTATCTTCATATTAGGAGAATAATCTGTTTTAGAAAACTGACCATTAGCAGATCCAATAATTTGTAATCGTCCATTCATAGGTTTTGATTCTGCAGAATATTCTATACCTGTATCTTTAGGCATCTTCAAACACATCACAGAAGATAAACCTGTATAGAGTTTACCTTGATGAATATGTACGGGATTATATTCATTCGCTTTCATTTCATTAACCCAAACAGAATTAATATTCTTTTGTGTTGGACCTATCTTATTCCAATCTGTGTAATGATCAAAAACGCTATGAAACCATTTTAATATATCTTGTGGCAAGAAACAATGTTGGTGCATCTTGTCATTGTTAGGACCAGAATAATATAAAGACACTTCATCTTCTATTTTACCAACAAGTTGTTTAGTAGCTGAGGGTAACTGTTTCTTTTGTTTTTCATATATCTCATTAAGACCAACGAAGATCTCTAATGGAACTTGATATTTTAAAACAGTTTGACCTAAGTATACAAAGTCAAATTTCATATTATCTCAGTTTCTTTTTTTCTTTCGGTGGTGCTAATTCTTTTTCTCTAATCACTCTTTCAAGTGTATCGATTTGACCTAACACATTAAATACTTCAGGTTGTGATGTGCCTGGAGTAATTGTATTCTTTTGATGTTGTAGTCTTAACATATAAGAATGTGCTTGGTGCGTGTTTACATCTTTCTTATCAAAGTTATTATCATCAAACTCTTTTTTAAGTTTAGACCAAGTTGCAACTTCTCTCATTCTATGTTTTGCAACAAGTTCCATTTGAGCTTTACCGTAGATCTTTTCTTCCAACTCTATTTGTTTAAGTTCAACTTCTAATGGATCTTTTTCTTTTTTGATATCTCTTTGTAATTTTTTAATTTCCACTTCATTTTTTCTAGCATCAAATGATAAATGGACTAAGTTCTCAAAGTGAGTATTTTGTTCTCTAACGGATTGCCAATACTTTGCAGCTTTCGTTGGATATTTATTATCAGACAATACAGAAAATCTCATCTCTGTTTCTGTTCTGAACATTTGTTTTTTGTGCCACGTATCTTGTAGCTCAGGTATTAATTTCTTAAACTCTTTAACATCTTCTTTATCAAGAATGTTAGTTAGGTATTTAGACTCTGTTTCTAATTTAGTTGTTATATTACGTTTTTCTTTATTCATTTCTATCCTTCTGTTAACTGTTATATATATCTTTATATTATAAAGTCAACTATGAAGTTGTTACTGTAAGCACTGCATTATCTGCTGTCCATTCTTCTGTTGTCACACTTGGAGAAGCTTGTAAAAATGCTAAAGTTGCATTAGCAGAAGCACCCATATTTTGACTTATTCTTGATCCAGCTGTTGCCATATCCCCTACTTCAGTCCAAGTAGATCCATTCCAAAACTCTGTGTTAGCTTTATTTGGCTCACCACCAATAACAATTACATTGTTATAAGGAACACCTGATCCAGATGTTTCTGCTCTTGCAGTGTTTATTTCTGTTGTTTCTGTCCAAGAAGATCCATTCCAAGTCTCTACGTGATTACTAATCGCAGGACTAGCTGGTGTTCTACCTCCAGCAACTATCGCTAATGTTGATGACCCCATGCCAGAATTATTTCTTCTTGTTTGATTTAAATCACTAACCTCTGTCCAACTTGATCCATCCCAAGACTCAGTATTTCCATTTCCTACAACTAATGCTGCAGTCTGTGTTCCTATTCCAGCAGCTTGACCTCTACCTGTGTTTAAATCATTAACTTCAGTCCATGAACTTCCGTTCCAAGATTCTGTTAATGCAGCTCTAGGAGGATTACCACCAGTAAATATTGTAGCCACTGTAGAACCATTACCACTAGACATTCCATTTTCTCCTGCATTGTTTACGTTAGCAATTTCTGTAAATGCTGAACCGTCATATTCTTCAACATTAACTGAGTTTGGAGTTCCTCCGCTTATAATAAATAAAGATGTATTACCATCAGAACCTGAAGATGCACCAGCTACAGCTCTTGCAGTGTTTAAACTTCCACCACTACTCCACGAGCCACTTGGTGTTGATTTGGCATAACCTTTTAAAGTTGATGAAGAAGAATTAAACCACATGTCTCCTTCATTTAAAGTTGATGCTGTTACTGGTGGGAAAGCCCATTCTTCTGTTGCAGTAGGAAAACCAGCTGGGCTAGAGTCATATCCGTGATGAACAACACCATTCTGATTACTTGATCCACTACCACCAAGAGCATAATTATCAGTTGATCTGTTATTTGTTTCTGTCCAAGATGTGCCATCCCAAGACTCAGCATTACTTGATGCAGTGTTTTGATTTCCAGAAGTAATTGCAGAGGTGTAAGTTCCTCCACCACCACCTTGGGCACCTGCTGTATTTAAATCGTTAACTTCTGTCCAAGCTGTACCATTGTATTGTTCTGTGGTTGCCGAATAACCCGGTGCTCCAGCTATTAATGCGGCTGTTTGAAGTCCACAAGAAACTCTAGCAAATTGCTTTCCTGTATTTAAATTACCACCTGAAGTCCAATTAGTTCCATCATATTCTAAAGTTTGTGTTAAGTTTGGTGAGCTGGGTTGGTCTCCACCTATTGCTAATCCTGCAGTTAAAGTTCCTGCACCGTTTTGTTGTTGAGTTGCAGCAGGTAGATTAGTTCCACTTGTCCAATTAGTTCCATTCCATTCTTCTACATCTGCTAAGTATCTAGGTGATGGAGCAGGAAACTCGTCACCACCAAAAGCAACAGCAGAGGTTAAAGAATTTCCAAAACCTGCTAAACCTGTTCTTGAATTACTTAAATCATTTACTTCAGTCCAACTTGTCCCATTATATTGTTCTGTATTTGCATAGTTAGTTGGAGTGGTATATCCACCAAAATACATAGCCGCGTCTCTACTAGTTCCTGAAGAACCTCCGTAAGCTCTAGCTGTATTTACGTTACCGCCACTGGACCAAGTTCCAACGTATTCTACCGGATCTGCATCCAAGAATTGTATTGCTGTACCTTTTAAATTTTTTAATGTTGTCATATTAACTTACCGTAATTGTTTTGTTTGTAACAGATGCTGTAAATTCTTCTGTTAAATTTCCTGGTCCTGTTCCAGCATAAATAATTGCTGCTGAGGCTGTTCCTGCTCCACAGTTTCCACCAACATTTCTACTTGAACTTATATCAGCAATCTCTGTCCAAGAACTTCCGTCCCAAGCTTCTACATTTGCTATATTACCTGGAGAAGCATTTCCACCAGAGTATAGTGTAGCTCCCTGAGTTCCAGAGTTGTATCCACCAGATTTTGCAGTTCCTAAATCAGTTGTTTCAGTCCAACTAGTTCCATCCCAAGATTCTACAGATGCATTATGAGGTTGTCCTCCAGCACCTAACATGGCTGTAACTGTTCCTGTGTTGTTTATAATATATCTTGCTGTGTTTATCTCTGCTATTTCAGTCCATGCGGTACCATTATATTGTTCTACTGCATCTGTTACAGCACTTGGATCATATCCACCTACTGCTAAAGCAGATGAGTTGCTAGCTCCAGCTCCAGTTGTTTGTCTGGCTGTATTTAAATTTCCACCACTAGTCCAATTTGTTCCATCATATTCTTCTGTAGCATTTGTGTAAGATGGAGTTCCTCCACCAAAACCTAACGCTGAAGTGGTTATTCCTGCTCCTCCTAAATTATTTCTTCCTGTGCTCATAGCATTTACTGTTGTCCAAGAAGTTCCATCATATTTTTCAGTTGCTGTTACTCTGCTAGGTCTATCTCCAGCAAAAATTAAAGCTGCCGTTTGAGTTCCAGCAGTTGCACCAGCAGCGTTTGTTCCTGCGGTATTTAAATTTGCAGCAGATGCCCAAGTACCACCAGGTACGGGTTGCGCGGTAACTTTAAAAGCGTTTGATCCAGAGTTGTAATAAACTTGTCCTAGATTAATTTTTTGTAATGTTGTTGGTGTAGCTGTCGTTGTCCATTCTTCTGTAAGATTTGTTCTTGCAGGTAAACCACCTGAAATTAAACCATCTGTTCCCGAAGAACCATTTTGATAATTACCTGCCCAACCAGCAGTCCCTAAATCAGCAACCTCTGTCCAACTAGAACCATCCCAAGCTTCAGTCTGAGCTTTTGGATTAGGTGATCCTCCACACACTATTCCACTAGTATATGCTCCAAAACCAAAAGCATAATCTCTACCAGTATTCATGTCAGAAACTTCTGTCCAACTTGAGCCATCCCAAAGTTCTGTTATGCCACTACTTGATACGTTACCAGCAGCTATGGCATTTGTACTAGTTCCAAAACCAGCTCCGTTTCCTCTACCACTATTTAAATCTGCAACTTCTGTCCAAGCGGAACCATTCCAGCTTTCTGCATATGTGGGTTGTGGACCACCCCCAAAAGCTAATGCAGCTGTCGAAGCAGCTCCTGCTCCTCTAATATTATCTCTAGCAGTATTTAAATCTCCAGTTTCTGTCCAAGCACTACCATTCCAAAGTTCAGCGTTTGTATAAAGTGTACCTGGTCCAGGGTTTAAACCACCACCAAAAATTATTCCTGCTGTTTGTGGTGATCCACCACTAGCTGCTAAATATTTTCTTCCTGTGTTTACGTTAGCCACTTCAGTCCAAGCTGAACCATCATAAGTTTGAACATCAACTGTAATACTATTAGGTGGATATAAATTTCCTGTTGCTGCAAGACCACTTGTAGATCCAGATCCAAAACCAGTTCCCGCTTGAACACCTGCTGGTCTATTTCCACCACTTGCCCAAGAACCTGTGGCTGCTGCAGACGCAGCTGTATCGCTTGCTAAAGTCTGAACTTTAAATCCTTTAATTTCTTTGTATTTACTCATAGAGTTTAACTACTATGGTAAATTGTAAATAGCCGGTCTAGTTTGTAGCGCTTGCTCATCTGCTGATAATGCATCGTAAGCTGCTTGTGCTGCTTCAATCTCTCCAGTTACAATAGCTTGAGCTTCAGCTTGCGTTTTAATCGCACCTGAAACTTTAC